AATCGTGGTGAGACTATGCAACAGGGAACAGACGCAGAGTTTGAAGCCGTGCGAAATATACAAAATGCCGCTGCAGATGTTCTAGCAGGGCGATATGCAAGCGGCGGCGAAATACGTAAAGGGGTAGGATCTCTTTCTGAGATAGCGCGGCACATGACTAAGGGTGGCGTAGCCGCAGCAAGCACCGAATACCGGCGCTCTCTGTACGGCACAGAAAGTTCTGGCGGTGCGCTTGACGCTGTAAATAAAAGAACTGAAGCCCTTGGTGCATCTCAGGCAATGCCTGAAACCCTTGAAGAATTTAAAGAAGAAACAGGTCGTGACTTTACACGCGACCAATTTAAAAAGAACGCGGGTTTACAAGAAGCCTTTCAAAACTGGTATGAGCAAAAAACGCTTGATTACATAGCAAATAACGGCTTGGACGAGTACATTGGCAAGATGGTTAAAGGTGTACCCGTTACTTTAAGTGGCATGATGGCGGTTGCGCATCTTGGCGGAAACTACGGACTGAAACAATTTTTGGAGACAGATGGCGGATATGATCCGTCCGATAATAAGAAAAAGCCAGAACAGGGCACTCGTCTCAGTGATTATCTACAGAAGCACGGTGGCCTGAACGTCTACAGTGATGATAGCTTGTCGGAAGACGCCAAAGAGGAGTTGGTGATGAACCAACCCGTTGCTCCGCGAAACCCCATTTACTCTGATCCAGACTACAGTAATCCAATGAATTACGTGCGCCCTGTCGCACGGCCCACGGATCTAGCGCCCGTGTATCAAAACGAACTAAATGAAAGTCCACGGCCCGTGGCTCGACCACAACAAAAAGCAGGGTTGCAAGAAAAATACTCTCCAGAGGGCATCGAGCAATTACTTATTGGAACCACTGCCGAGCCTCTTCTCCCAAGACAGTTTCAGCAAGGTTAACTTTCTGGCGCAGGGCGCTGAGTATCTTCTCGTCCAACGTATCTGGCGACACTAGATCTATGTAAGTGACAGGGTTCTTTTGACCAATGCGGTGCGCCCTGTCCTCTGACTGAAGTCGTATTTCCAAATCATAACTGTTGCTGAAATAAATGACCGTCGTCGCAGCGGTCAAAGTGATGCCATAGCCGCCTGTTCTTGGCTGACCGACAAAGAAGCGTAGCGGGTGGTCTGGGTCTTGAAACCGCTCGACAATCGCTTGACGCTCTTCTTGGGGTGTTTCCCCGTAATAAAGTGCGACTGCTTCGGGCCCAAAGCAGTCGCGCAGGGACTTATGTATCTGTTGAATGTCGTGAGTATACGACGCCCAAATGATACATTTTCCCTGAAGCTCTTCCGTAATGCTAAGAAGCTCGTCAATTCGATTGTTTTCCAAGCTTCTTGTTTCTCCCACGTCAGGAGTAAAATGACCGCAGCATATTTGCTGCAGCCGCATAATCTGTGTGAGGACACTGGTCGTTGTGGCTAATTCACCGTTATCCAACATTGCCAACGCCATGTCTTTCATCTGTCCATACAGTTTCGCCTGTTCGTCCGTCAGAGCCACGTAGCGCTTCGTGTAGAGCTTTTCAGGCAGATCAAGGCACTCTGACTTCAAAATGCGCTTACTGAACTGTAGGAGCCGCTCATTGAGTTCATCCAGCCGCCTGTAGCCCACAATCTCTTGAAAGGATCGCTGACCCATCTTTTGTTGCCGTACTACAGCATATCTGTTCTGAAAAGCAAAGTAACTATTGAAGCCCAGTGCTTGCGGCGAAAGAAAGCTGCACTGACTGAAAAGGTCCATTGGACTTTTGGTAATTGGCGAGCCTGTCAGGATCCGACGATACTTTGCGTAACGCTGCAAAACCTGCAGGTTCTTTGTGCGAGCGGCTTTGCGGTTCTTAATTGTGGTGCTTTCATCTACAACCACCATGTTCTGAGGGTTTTGAACGAGGAACCTGCCAGCCGTCTTCGCCCCACGCGGGGTAGACAACGCTTCGATGTTCATCACAAAAACTTTTAAGCCATCAAAATCTTCAAGAATAAAATCGTCTAAGCGCGTCGTATACGTTTTTGTACTCTTCGGCTCCCACCTTAAAACGTCGCGCTTAATGCGCTCTGGCAAATGAGTGGGTATCTCACCTTTGACCCAGTTATCGTACACGCCCTTGGGTGCAATAATCAAAGCCGCATTAATAAAGCCGCGCTGATACAGGATCCCCATGTTGTCTATTGCCACCTTTGATTTACCAGTTCCCATCTCCATAAAAAGAGCGTAATATTCTTTAGCCCACGATTCTTTGATCGCTTCAGCTTGGTGATAAAAGGGTTTCGTCTTATAATCGTAATCCATCATTTTTCTCCTTGACTATGCGATTTAATACAAATATATGGGAATATGTCAAGACCCGTAAAAGGGGTCTTCAATCACGGAAAACGGAACACGATCATGGATGATTTATTAGAAGAAATGGAAGCGGACTTTGAGTCCAATTCCGCAAGTCCTCTCGACAATTCGTCTCTTGCAACAGTGTCAAAACTGGCGCGAGCGATAGCTGCAAAAGAAAAAGAGATAACCTCTTTGGATGAACAGCTAAAAACTGCCAAAAAAGAAATGTTGAAATTGACCGACGAAGAACTGCCCGCTGCTATGGCAGAAGTCGGTCTGGCTTCATTTACATTGGATGACGGATCAGAGATCAATGTCAGACCAACGTATGGAGCGTCTATCTTAGTCAAGGACCGCCCAGCCGCATATGAGTGGTTGCGCGAGAATGGCTATGACGACATTATAAAGAACACGATTTCGTGTGATTTCGGGCGCGGAGAAGATGATCTCGCGTCTGCGTTTAAAGCTTTGGCAGAAAAAGAGGGACATGTCCCTCAACAGAACACGGGTATTCACTCTTCCACCCTACGGGCTTTTGTAAAAGAGCGCGTTGAGAACGGAGATGAGTTTCCAATGGAATTGTTTGGTGCTTGGGTTGCCCAACGTGCCGTTATTAAGAGGGGAAAATAAATGGCTAGTAAAGTCGCAAAGAAAGAAGAAACAAACATCGTTGCTTTCGATGTTTCAATGTTGGAAGCAGATGCGGGTGTTGGCGTTGCCGACATGGGTCAGGAAGATCTTGCCCTTCCGTTTCTCAAAATTCTGTCAGGGTTAGACCCCTTACTGGATGAGCTAGATGACGCCAAGCGCGGTGATCTGTACAACACAGTAAGCGGTCAAATTTACAAGGGAAAGGACGGGGTATCCCTTGTGCCTTGTGCGTATCAGCGCCGCTTTATTCAGTGGGCTCCGCGGGGCTCTGGCACGGGCGCACCCATTGCTATCTTCGACACAGAGGGAGATTGCCCGAAGGTCGAACGAAGCAAGGATGACAATAAGGATTACGTCGTTGGTGGCGACGGTTCCTACATTGAAGAAACACATCAGCATTTTGTGTTGATTGTGGATGAGGACGGTTCTGCAGAAACCGCACTGATTGCTATGAAGTCTACGGCGTTAAAGAAAAGCCGTAAATGGAACAGCATGATTGCCTCTGCAACCGTGCAAGGCAAAAACGGGCCTTTCACTCCGCCACGTTATGGCTTTGTTTACAGAGCAAAGACGGTCATGGAGGAAAACAGTAAAGGTAGTTGGCACAACTGGGAACTGTCTCGCGAGAAACAGATCGACGACGCCAACCTTTTCCGTCGGGCTAAAGAGTTCGCCGCAAGCATCACCAGCGGTGATGTTGTGGTCAAACACCAGAACGAAGAGGCAGGAAACGCTTCGGACGACGTTCCTTTTTAATGTAACGGGCGGCGCAAGCCGCCCACCTTTTCTGAGGTAACAATGTCCGTTCAACAATTTTCCGCCATCTTCGATGGCTTGCAAGAGGCATACGGCACATACCGGATAGATAAAAAGCAAGCTAACGGAAAAAACACAGGCAAAGCGCAAATCGTCCGCGAACCACGGAACGCGAAGCTTTGGCGCGAGCATCTTTCTGGCGAGGGTGCTTCGATGGGGATTATCCCCATCAATGCAGATAATAGATGCAAGTGGGGCTGCGTAGACGTAGATCAGTACCCGCTTGATCACAAATTATTAGTTGAGAAAATCAGGCGGTTGAAGCTGCCTTTGGTGGTGTGCCGGTCTAAATCAGGCGGGGCGCATTGCTTTCTTTTTGCTATAGATTGGGTTGAAGCCGCGGATATGCAGAAGGCTCTGCAGAATATTGCTGCGGCGCTGGGCTATGGTGGCAGTGAAATCTTTCCAAAACAGGTCAAGCTGCACTTAGACCGTGGCGACGTAGGCAACTTTCTGAACCTGCCTTACTACGATGCAGAAGAGGGCTTGCGGTACGCCATTCTTGACGACGGCACTTCGGCTACGCTTGAAGAGTTTTTTGCGTTGTACGAGACGCACAAGCAGACGCCAGAGCAAATCATTGCGCTCCAAGTGACCAAAGATGATACCGGAGAGGCTTTGAAGGGCGCTCCGCCGTGTTTACGTGCGTTATTACGTATGAAAATATCAGAGGGTGGGCGCAACAACGGCTTGTTTAACGTGGGGGTTTACCTGCGCAAAGCGCACCCAGACACGTGGGAAGCCGAAATTCTGCGTTATAATAACGATTACTTTGACCCACCTCTGCCTCTTAACGAAGTGAACGTCGTAGCCAAACAGGTGCAGCGTAAAGACTACGCATACAAATGCAACGACGCGCCTATCAACGCGTATTGCAACAAGGATGTCTGTCGGGGGCAGGAGTTTGGAATTGGCGCTGCAGCGTCGGGCGTCCCGATAGCTAACCTGCGTAAGTATAATTCCACCCCGCCTGTCTGGTTTCTGGACGTTAACGGCGAACCTCTGGAGTTGGACACCGATGCTTTGATGAACCAGACCGCCTTTCAGCGAGCCTGTACGGAGCAACTGAACATGATGCCTCACACGGTAGCCAAGAACCAATGGGAAGGTCGGATCAGTGCGCTGTTGCGTGAAATGACGGAGAACGAAAGCGCCATCATAGAAGTCGCAGAAGATGCCAGCATCAACGGGCAGTTCTACGACTACCTAGAGGAGTTCTGCGTGTTGCTGCAAACCGCGCAAGACAAGGAAGAGATCCTACTCCGCCGCCCGTGGACCGACGAGGAAGAGCAAAAGACTTACTTCCGGTTAAAAGACTTTGAGGCGTTTCTCAAAAAGAACAAGTTCTTTGAGTTGAAGTCGCACAAAATTGCGCAGCGCTTACGGGACATACACGGTGAAAGCATGTTGCTCCGAATTAAGGGGCGGATTGTGCGCGTATGGAGAATACCGGCGTTCGAAAGCGGAGACATTGAACTTGCGACGCCGATCTTTGCCGCCAAGAACGAGGCACCTTTCTGATGTTTAGAATATTTGGACCCCCCGGAACAGGCAAGACCACAACACTACTAAATATGGTGGACAAAGCTTTGGAAGCGGGAACTCCACCACAATCTATAGGGTTTCTCGCCTTTACACGTAAAGCCGCAAATGAAGCAAAAGAACGCGCAGCGGCGCGGTTTCGCTTGGACCCACAGAAGGATCTTCAGTATTTCCGCACACTGCACAGCTTTGCGCTAACCTTGTCAGGCATACGGCCCGAACAGATCATGCAGCCAGAAAACTACGCTGAACTCAGCAAAGCCATAGGCATTAAGCTTGAGACGGGGCGCGTTAGTCCCTTAGAAGATGACGTGCAGGACATGGTAAAAGCCAGTGACCCAATACTCAGTCTGATCAATTTGGCACGGCTACGCAAAGTTCCCCTGCGCAAGCAGTATAACATGAGTAGCATTGAGCATGATTGGAACACGGTCAATCACGTAGACCGTTGCTTGAGAGCATATAAGCATGAAAGCGCCCTGTATGACTTTACAGACATGTTGCAAAGCTTCATCGACACAGGGCATCAGTTTTGTCCACGGTTCAATCTCTGTTTCCTAGACGAAGCGCAGGACCTGTCTCCCATGCAGTGGGACATAGCCCACCTGATCGAAGCAAAAACTGACAAGATGTACTGCGCAGGAGACGATGACCAAGCCATTTACAAATGGGCGGGCGCAGATGTCGAACACTTCCTTGGACTTGAGGGTGGTTCCGAAACACTACAGCAATCGTACCGCATCCCATCTAGCGTCCACGCCATAGCAGAAACCATAGCCAAGCGCATACGTCACCGTTATCCGAAAATATACAAACCTCGCGAGGAACGTGGACAGTGTTCACGTGTGGCACAGGTCGGTGAACTAGACATGAGCGAAGGCTCGTGGCTCATCCTCGCGCAGGCAGGATACCAGTTGCAGCCCGTCGCCACAGACCTGCGGTCCTTCGGATACCTGTACGAATACCGCGGATCACGGTCCATTGGGCAGAAGCTTAGTGACGCCGTCAACGGATGGACGGACCTGCAGAAGGGTAGAGAGATAACTATTGACACAGTTCGCACTATATACAGTTACATGTCTACAGGCAAACGCGTCGCACGTGGATATAAAAAACTGACCGGAGTACCCGACGACGAACTGGTCAACCTTGACGATCTGCAAATCAAGCATGGCCTCATCGCCACCAAAGACATGATCTGGTCCGAAGCAATGGACCGCATCGCAGATAGAGATAGAGCCTACATCACCGCACTACTGCGCAGGGGTGAAAAATTTAACGGAACGCCCCGTATAGTAGTGTCCACGATCCACGGCTCCAAGGGTGGAGAGGCCGACAACGTCGTATTGTTTACAGACTTATCCCCCGCTGCGGACAGTACAATGAGAATTGCGCCCGACGATGTTCATCGCGTTTTCTACGTCGGCGTAACCCGTACAAGAAAGAACTTGTATCTGGTGGAACCAGAAGACGCGACAAGGAGTTACGACATATGACGCGTGACGAAATATTGAGGGAAGCAGAAGCCCTGATCAACGGGGACCGCGCCAATGACTACGGCGATGCAAAACAAAACTTTCAAGACATTGCAGAAATGTGGTCTATCTTTTTAGAAAAACCGATCAACCGTCAACAAGTGGCGGTCTGCATGGTTCTGGTAAAAGCAGCCCGTCTGATGAAGTCCAACAAACAGGACTCTTGGGTAGACATTTGCGGCTACGCAGCATTAGGGGGCGAAGAATGAACTGTTGGCACTGTAAGACCCAACTCTTATGGGGCGGTGATGAGGACTGTATATTTGAAGAAGATTTTGATATGGTGACCAACCTATCCTGCCCAACATGCGAAAGCTTTGTTTTAGTATTCTACAAGGAAAAAGAAGATGAGCCTACAAATGGCGATGTTCACGCCGAACAGTGAATGGGTGCCACCAAGCGAGTTGCCCGATCTTACAGGCGCTAAAAAGATCGCAATCGACTTGGAAACCAAGGACCCGAACATTAAAAACTCAGGACCCGGATGGGCCACAGGAGACGGCGAGGTCGTAGGCTACGCCGTTGCCACAGAAAACTGGAAGGGTTATATCCCCATCAGGCACTTTGGCGGCGGCAACATCTGTGAAAAACAGGCCAACCGCTGGCTTAAAAAAGTGTTTGAAAGCCCTGCCGACAAGATCATGCACAACGCTCAGTACGACGCGGGGTGGGCAAGGCGCATGGGTTTTACCATCAACGGTAAAATCATCGACACAATGGTCCTCGCTTCTCTTTTAGATGAGAACAGGTTTAGCTACACGCTCAACTCCCTATCGTTTGATTACCTTGGCAAAGTTAAATCAGAGAAAGAACTGGTCGAAGCCGCAAAAAATTTTGGCGTAGACCCAAAGGCCGAA